CGCTGTACTTCGGAAAATGGCAAAAACCCGCTGGATACGGTTCCGCGCTCTCCTCTGTCGGGCGTTCCATCCGCAGCCACCTATACAACTCCTCCTTAATCATCCCTCCGTTCACCCCCCAAACCCGGAGGCCCAACTTCACGCGATTGCCCTGCGGCCCGACCTCAATCGGCGACGGCTGGCCGATCGGCGCCAGCGCGCGGGAGTCGCCCTTGATGACCACGGCGCGCTGGCCGCCAAACCGCCGCGCCCATGCGTACACCTCCGGCGTCGCGTAACCGGAGTCGATGGCGAACATCATGATCGGCATCATCGCGCCCGCCGCGGTCGGGTAGTGGGAGTTTAAGACCGACGTGAGCTTCGCCCAGACGGGGCCTTCGGCGGTCTGCCCTTCGAGCACCTGGTAATCGACCGACCAGGACTCCTTGCCGCGTCCCCACGCGACGACTTCGAGTTCGATGCGGTCCCGCTGGATGTCTACTCCGGCGGTCAGGAAGAGGCCGCCGAGCGGGACGGTGCCGATGCGATAGTCCTCGCGCCGGTCGTAGAGGCGCTGCCATTCCGGTGCTTCGCCCTGCAAGGCCCATGTTTGGCCGAGCACCGTGTTCACGAACACTTGCAAGAGCGCCGGGTTCTTCTGCGCCTGCACGAATTGCTTGGCGGCGTCGGCCCACGAAAACCAACCCACCGGGCTATACAGGCTCGAAATGTGAAATCCGGCTGTCTTCCCGTCGCCCGCCGCCTCGCGCCGCCACTCGCCTTGACCGAGCATCCATTGCTTCTGGTGATTGTGGATGTCCTGCCCGCAGTGCTCGCACACGTACACCGCCCTCTCCGGCTGACCATTGGGCCAGCGCAGTTGTGGGAACTTCAACGTCTGGAACTCGCGGCAGACAGGGCACGGCACCCAAAAGTACCGCTGGTCGCTGTCGTCGAAGGCCGCCTCGATCCGCGAGGAGCCGGTGATCTTCGGCGTCGAGCACATGAAGATCTTGCGGCGCGCGAACGTGCGGGTGCGGGCCATGGCGAGATTCACCGGATCGCCCTCGCCCTCCACGTCGCCGGGGTAGCCGTCGATCTCGTCCAGGAATAAGTAGCGGGCCGCCATCGACCGGAGGCCGACCGCACTATTCGCGCCGGTCATGACCAGCACCCCGCCCGGAAATTCCTTCGACAACATCGTGTTGCCGGAGTCTCTGGATCGCGGGTCGCTGACCAGCGCGCGCAGCGCGTCCGACTCCTCGATCAACGGGTCGATGCGCTGCTTCGAGTTGCGCTTGGCCATCTCGACGGTGGGCTGGATGGCCATCATCGGGCCGGGGGCCTGATGAATGATGTATCCGATCCAGTTATTGCCACATTCGGTTCCACCGATTTGCCCGGCCTTCATGAACACGACGCGCTCGATGGGAGAGGACGGAGACAGGCAGTCCATGATCTGGCGGAGATACGGCGTCCGGTCAGTCCGCCACGGGCCGGGTTCCGCCGACGCGCGTTGTGACAGGGTGCGGTAACGGTCGGCCCACTGCGAGATCGTGAGCAGCGGGTCCGGGCGCGCGCCAGCCGCCGCCGACGATCCGTAGATCTCGTCAGCCGATGGCATTGGAGTCGGCGAACTCATTTAAGGCCTTTCGGATCTCGATAGCGATAATCTCGTAGCACCGGGCGGCTTCGGTTTCGGCGGCCACCATCGCGGCGATCCGATCCGGGATGTTCAACATGTGGTCGCGGAACTGCCGGAACTTATTGAAGGCGGCGACTTGGACTTCGTCCTTTGGGACCAGCTTGGCCACGCGCTCTTCGTAGTCGATCTTGGCGAGCCGTGCCTGGAAGTGTTCCCGGACCGCCCGCGCTTTGGTGTACTGCGACCCGCCGAACGCCGAGCCGTCGATGTCATCCGGCACGCGCTGGGTGACGGGCGGGGCATGCTGCCCGGTGTTCCGCTCCCATTGGGCATCGGCCTGGGCGGAGTCGATCTTCCCGTCCGGCTGTGTAGCGATACGCCCGGACTTGATGGCCTTCTGGACGGCGGAAAGAGTGCAGCCGCGGTGGCGGGCGTAGCCACGCAAGCTCATCATCGCCATGTGTTCGCCTCGGGGCCATTTTGTCGGGAGCGGGTCACTTTTTAACTTGCTTTTGGGGCGGGCCGGAGTGATGAATCGTCATGCGCGAAGCAAGCGCAGAAAAGGATAACCAACACAGCCATGAACAACGCAGAAACGAAAGACAAGACGACCGACACAGCCGCCGCCGTTGCGGCACAGGGCGCGCACGTCGCGCCGGAGAAGGCCCCCGCGAAGAAGGGTGCCAGCCAGAAGAAGGACGCGCCCAAAGCCAAGAAAAGCGCCAAGGGTGCCAAGCCCGCCGAGGGTGGCAAAGCCACGGCGACGCCCAAGAAGCAAGCCAAAGCCGGCAAGACCGCAAAGGCCAGCAAGAAGGCCGCCGGCAAGCAGGCCGCCAAGTCCGCAGCCAAACCCGCCCGCGCGAAGGACGCCACCACGCCGCGCCCGGAGAGCAAGGGTGCGAAGATTCTGGGGTTGATCGGACGGGCCAAGGGGGCCACCCTCGCCGAGATCATGAAGGCGGTCGAGTGGCAGGCCCATAGCGTGCGCGGGTGGATCTCCACCGCCGCCAAGAAGCACGGGGTCGAGATCGAGTCGTCTAAGAACGAGGCTGGGGATCGGGTCTACCGGATCGCCAAGTAAGGAACGACCAAATCCACCACCACAGCCGCCGCCGGGTTCAACGATCTGGCGGCGGTTCTGCTTTTGTATCTTCCCCCCGAAGGATGATCCTCAGCGCAATTCTCAGTTAAGCCATCAAGCTGACCTATCTACCATCAGCCCCAATTGTGCTTGACCGCATAGGTCCGACGAGCAGATACTGGAGTATGTCTGCGCGATCAAATGTCCGTCGCCCTAAACCGCTCGGGTGGCCGAGAACGGGGCATGGCCACAGCAGCCGCGCTATCGTTCGGCAAACGGCCTCAGATTTCGAGCGACAGGAAGAAAGGAAACCGATTGAACATGAGTGATTTTCGTGATGTTAATCCAGATCGCCACAAGTTTGAGTTACAAGTTGAGATTCGCAATATCCTGTTGGATATTAGAGGCTCCATTCAGAAGAGCCGTTTCTTCTTGCCTATTGGCAAACCAGACGGCTCTGTATCCTGGGTTAATCTTTGGCAGGCGACCGAGATCCATCGGATATCAGAGGACGAATGCAATATCAAGTTGGCCGATGGACAGGTCATCGCGGTCTCGACGAAAGAGGGCGTCGATGCCGTCATTCAGGCGATCCGGGAAGCAATCGTGATAATTGAGGACCTGCCAACGGCACCCCAACCACAGGCCCAAACGACGTTAGGCACGCCGGTGCCAACGCAACCGCAGCATTGAGCGCTGCTGTCGCCTCTTGCTTGGTTGCGCCAGAGTCCTCCACAACCTGAAGAATCTGCGTTGCCAGAAATAGAGCCAATTTTTCTTTCATTCTCTAATTAACCCTTCGCTTCAAATCGATCAGCCGCGAGCCTTGTTCGCACACGCGCAGCCGCCGATTTGCGGCGCCGCTTTCGTATTCGCCCCCTGAAGAATCCTCAACTCCGCCGACCAATCCGACAGCGCCAAACACAGCCCTTCCACATCCGGGTGACCGGCCCGCAGCAATGCCTTGCATTCCGCAATCTCCCGGCGGCAACGGGCGATGTCCATTCATGTCGCCGCATCCTTCCTCCGCTCCCGCGCCACCTCATCAAACGTCCTACCGTCGCCGTCGAGCGTCGCCTGCCGCCCCGTGAATTTTTGCCACCTGACCACCGCCACGTCAACGTACTTCGGGTCTATGTCGATCCCGTAGCATACCCGCCTCGTGCTCTCGGCCGCGATGACGCTGCTGCCCGATCCCAGGAACGGGTCGTACACCGCCTCGCCGTCCCGCGTGTGGTTGAGGATCGGGCGCCGCATCAACTCCACCGGCTTCTGCGTCCCATGCCCGGTTACTTCGTTCTCCTTGTCGCTGTTGCCGCCAAACGGATTGAGGTTGGCCACCTCCCACACCGTGGACTGGGTCCGGTCGCCGCGCCAGTGGGAGGGCTTGCCCTTCCGCACCGCGTACCAGCACGGCTCGTGCCCCCAGTGATACGCCCCCCGCGAGATGGCGAAGTGCTGTTTCTTCCAGATGATCTGCGCGCGGATCTGGAAATCGCAGGAGTGCAGGCCCACGGCCACTTCGGCGGCGTGAATACCGGCGTGCCAGACATACGCCACGTCGCCGGGGAAGAGGGAGTAAGCGGCAGACCAGTCCACGCGATCATCGTTCGAGACCTTGCCGCCCTGACGGGTACTCGGGTTCAACCCGACCTGCTCGCGCCACTCCGGCGTCAAGCCCACGCCGTAGGGCGGATCGGTCGCCATCATAAACGGCGGTTTCTGGCCGGCCAGGAGGCGCGTGGTGGCGTCGTTGGCGGTCGAGTCGCCGCACAGTACGCGGTGCGCGGGCCGCCCTTTGTGGCCGCCCAGCAGCCACAGGTCGCCGGGGAGCGTGGTGGGCGTCTCGGGGATCTCCGGGACCTCGTCCTCGCCGTCGGTGGCGGCGTCCTGATCGGCGAGCAGGTGGGCCAGCTCGTCGTCTGAGAAGCCCACCAGGTCGAGGTCGAAGCCGTCCTCCTCCAACGACTCCAACTCCACGCGCAGCATCTCCTCGTCCCACCCGGCACTCAACGCCAGCCGATTGTCGGCCAGCACCAGGGCGCGGCGCTGGGTGGGAGTCAGGTGGTCGAGGACGATGACCGGGACCTCGCTCATCTTCAGCAGCCGCGCCGCCAAGAGCCGGGCGTGGCCCGCAATCACGACGCCGTCCCCGCCGACCAGGATCGGGTTGGTCCACCCGAACTCGACGATGCTGGCGGCCACCTGCGCTATCTGCTCGTCGGAGTGGGTGCGGGCGTTGCGGGCGTAAGGCAGCAACTTCTCAATCGCCCATTGCACGATCTTCAGATCGGCGATGGGCTTCGGTAGTTTCGGCAGTCTCGATGACTTGGGCGGTCTGAGCGGTCTCGGCGGTTTCGGCATTGTTGATGGCTCCTTCGCGGAATCGAGTCGGATTGATGAACGGCCTGGCAGCGGACGAGGTCAGGAGGCCTTGCGCCGCTTGCCGTAGAAAGGCGCCGGGCCGCGGTGCTGGATGCGGCGGCTGTCCCGCGCACGGGGATCGTTGGCCTGGTCGAGCGGCACGCCGCGCGCCGCAGCGACTTCCGCCATAGCCTGCCCGGTCTCCGCCAGCATCGGCTCTGCGCCGATCAGGTTGGCGAGCCTGCGCAACGCCACATCGCAGTATGCCGGGCTGAGTTCGGACCCGTAGCCCACGCGCCCATGCACGTGCGCGGCGGCGATGGTGGTCCCGCTTCCGGTGAAGGGGTCGTACACGATGTCGCCCGCGTCGGTAAACGCCAGCACGAAGAACTCGACTAGCGCCCGCGGAAACGGCGCGGAGTGCGATCCCTGGCCGCCTTCGGCCTTGCATTCGATCACGTTGCTCGGCCGCGCTATGCCCTTGAAGTGCCCGTTCGCGTCTACCGCGCCGTGCTTGCCAGCCGCCGGTCCCCGCACGCCGCAACCGAGCAGCCCGCTCCCCGACCGGGACTTGGGGTTGTGGGCATCGTAGTCGAAGCAGTCCTCCGATACGTGCCCTACAGCCTCCGGGTGGAACGTGATCTGCTGCTGGCGGCAGAAGTGATAGACCGGCTCGAAGGCATTCTTGAAGCGATTCCCCCAGCCGCCCGGCACGCCGTTGTCGGTCTTGCGCCAGCAGAACTCATCGACGAATCGCCAGCCCCACTTCCGTCTGTGCGCGAGCACAAGATCCATCACGTACAGATTGCGCTCGCCGTCCTCGGCGTGCGGCTTGATGTTCAGGAAGTACGATCCCTTAGGAACTAAGATCGCTGCGATGCCATCCGCCACCGCGCGATACCATCCCACATACTTCTCCGGCGGGATGGGCTTGAACCCGCTGGCCGGATCGTATTCGCGCTGGGTGGCGTAGGGTGGCGAGGTGACAACCAAGTTGGCCTTCGCCCCGTCGAACAGCCGCGCCACGACGTTGCGGTCCCGGCAATCGCCGCAGATCATCCGGTGACTTCCGATCAACCACACATCGCCGGGCCGGGTGACAGGGTCGGCGGGCGCCTCCGGGATCTGCTCCTCATCCTCGGGCGGCGGGCCGTCGCCGGAGTCCGCCAGCAGCACCTCCAACTCCTGGTCGGAGAACCCGACCAGCTTGAGGTCGAGCCCGTCCCGCTCCAGGTCGGCGAGTTCCGCGGCCAGGACCTTCTCATCCCAGCCCGCGTTCTCGGCGAGCTTGTTGTCGGCGAGGATGTATGCGCGGCGTTGGGTGTCGGAGAGGTGGTCGAGGACGACCACCGGGACCTCCGCGAGGCCCAACTTCCGCGCCGCCAGCATCCGCCCGTGTCCGGCAATGATCCCCGCGTGGGAGTCCACCAGGATCGGTGCGTTGAAGCCGAACTCGACAATCGACGCGGCGATCTGGGCAACCTGTTCGGGTGAGTGCGTGCGCGCGTTCCTGGCGTACGGGACGAGGCGGTCCACCGGCCAGATCTCGATCCGGTTGGCCATCGCTGGCGTGACTCGGGTCTGGTTTGCCATCAGTTGCCTACTCCGACGATTGCGCCGACCGCAAGTGACCACCTCGACCGCCCAGGTGACCACCTCCAATCCTGTCCGTTCGCTGCCCTTCAACCGCGCTCGCCGATCCGCGATGCTGCTATGCTGGCGGCCAGGAGCAACGCACCTCCACATGCCACGCGAGATCGATAATCTGGCCGCCGGCCACCTGGCGTCCGGCGCAATTTCGAGCCTGAACCCACATCGTGGAAACAAGGTCTGCTGTACCCGGCGCGCACTGCGAGCCGCGCTGCTGGCTGTGGCGCGGGAGGCCCATGAGATCGGCTTCCTGGCGGGCCAGCAGGAGCGGTACGCCGACGCCACCCGCCCTGGGAGTCCAGCCCGGCCCGCTTGGATGGACATCCGCCTCGACCACCGGAAGGAACTGGCGGGCCATGGCATCCGCCTCAAGCCCGTCGTCCTGCATTCGCTGGCCGCCGCTGGCTACCGCTGCCTGGGCGATCTGCGCTGGGTCCCCGAACGGCAACTGATCGGCCTGCACTACGTCGGCATCAAGACGGCGCGGGCGCTGCGGGCGACGGTGGAGCGGTTCGAGGCGGCGGAGCCACCATCGCCCGAGGGCGCCGACCAGCCAGCGCAGCCCGCGCCCATCGCCGATCCCCCATCGATGTGACCACCCGACCACCTCTTTTTTCCTTCTGACGGTAGCGAAATTGGGCACTGGTTTCACCCGCCGCTACCGGCACCGGCAAAGGAGGGAACCAAAACATGTTAGTAAGTTGAGTTAGTACGTTGCGCTGACACTTAGGAGAGTCACTGTAAGTCACGTTAAGCCACACCGCAGCGCAGGTTACTGCTGGCTGCGTGGATGTTACTTATCGGTTGCGAGGGCGGGGGCGTGGCCGTTGTCGCTCGTGAGTCCGCATGCGTGGTGCGCATCCGGGCGGTCGGTCCAACGGCGTCAGTCAACGAGTCAGTCGCCAGCGCAATGGGCAACGAGTCGGTCCGTAGCGTGCTCGCCTCCAGCGCGCTCGCCGCCAGCGCATCGGGTGCGGGCGTCAGGCAGTCGCGCACCACCCGAAGGAATGGATCGCGCGCGGTCACGGGCGTGCCGTCCGCGGTCGTGGTGTCGCGCCGGTCCAGCCGCCGCAGTTGCCAGCACCGCCCGGTCGCCAGCGATTCGATGTAGCTGTAGCGCGTGCCGTTGTGGGCGCGCGGCTGGACGGGGCTGCTGCCGTCTTCGCGTAGCAGCCAGATAGCCCGGAGGTGGCCCTTGCGACCGTAGGCTGGGCGGACGTAGCCGTCGGCCACCAGACGTTGGGCGGCGTCGAGAGGGCGGGGGCCGAGGGACGTGCCGTCGGCGGCGTAGCAGGGGATCGTAGGGCGCGTGGGGCTGGTCGGTTTCATTGCCGTCATCGCTTAGGGCCTCTGCCGTCTTTGCTCAATGGCGCTACCCCGCGCGGGGGGCGCCGTCCCCGGAACGCCACGCCGCCTGCCAGGCGTAACCGGGCAAGTCCTGCCGACCGCCCAAATTGGCCACTGTTCGCGCCAGGCTGCCCCGTGTCGCGCCGTCTCGCGGCGGGTTGGCCGGTTGGTCGCCGGGGCCGCGGAGGGCGTACCCTGCCGCCCCTGCCGCCTGTTACCCCCTTCCCGGGATCGTTCTGATCGGGACGCACTCCAACCGCGAGGGCTGGAGGGAAGGGGATTAGCGAGCGTCCCGTCGCTCGGCGTTATGCATCGCAGCAAAGCCGCCGGAGACTACGCCGCGTGCGTTGCGGTGCGCTGGCGCCCGGACTGCTGCTGGTCTAACTCTTGGTGGGATCTTTCGGAGGGTGCGGTTTTCCGCTGGCCTGTCGAACAGGTGCCCTGCTTCTTTTATACGCGGCTGGCAAGCGCATCGTCAAGTTGAGCTTAGGGCCGGCGTGACAATCCAGGACTGCCAAGCCCGCGCCCGAGCTCTGCGGGAAGCCGGCCAAACGAGGATGAATGCCACGAGCAGAGCCAATCGGGCGTGGATGCACGAATCGGTCGCGGATGGTCGAATCGGGCGCGGCGCGCCGGGTAGGTGGGTCAGCGGGCGGCGTTGTAAGCCGAACTGCGCGGGCGTGGACGAGAGCGGGAGGAAGGCTTAGCGGGTGGATGTGCGACGGAGACGCGCGACGACCGTAACGACAAGGTGCCAGACGATGAACGACGGCGACGACTTTCAGCATCGTGGTACGTGCGATAGTTGGAAAGCGCCTGACATGGGATCAACTCACCCCGACGCCTCTTAACTGAGATGGAGCGTAGTCGCCAACTACGCGGCAAGCGGTAACTCTATTCTTGAAGCCGCGTTGCGAGTGTCTGCATAAAAGCCGCCACGTTTTCAAAAATCAGCGTAGCCTTCTCTTCTGTGTACATGGCCCGAGCGTGTGCGGTATGATTACGCCACGCATCTTTCACAATCGCAAAGTGACTTGCTGCTTCTGAGTAGAATCTTTGCAAGTCCTTACAATCCGGCAGAGCTTTCCAGCGTGGATCTTTGTGCATGTCGCGAACCCGACTTTCAATCTGTTCAATTGCGGACCCCCAGTTTGTGTGTTCAAGAGATAGGCCAAATTGCGCGCCCATCACCGTCAAGCCTATTTCCATCACGCGCATGAGATGGAATACCGACGCAGTCGCACGCGACAGCGCGAGGCACACACCGGCTTCGCTGGCATCGAAATCTGTAGACGGAAACGCTCGATGGGTATCTTCCCCGAGGGCGTACATGGCGTCCTGCCTGGGCCAGAAACGCAATCTCTCTGGTGTGATATATAGAAAGATTTTGGCACCTAACTCCTTTTGGCATAACTTAAACAGCGCCCATAGTTGGGTTCGCAAATCTTCATATGTCGCTTTCGACGAAGAGAGCTTGTCGCGTAATTCATCAATAGTTTCCGTTATGGAAACCGGCATTCCGACCCGCCGAAAGGTATCGTTGATAATCCCTAGTCGCTTGATAGCGTCCTCATTCGTCTTAGGATCTACTGGAGCATGACGCAGTTCGATTGGGAACTCTACAGCACCTGGACCGCATTTCATAAGGCAATCCGTTATCATCGTTTCGAAAGCATACCCAGACCAGAATAGTCCAGAACCGGCGAACGCAGTCATAATGTCCCACAAACTCACTAGCCTGTAAGGATTCTCTCGCCAAGGGCAGAGGCAGGCTGGCGGTGCGTCTTGTGTGGTCTCGTATTCGTCAAATACTGCGGCGCTTGACATTGGTGGCTCCTCTAATGCACACTAATAATGCCATCCGTCACGCGCCGGTTTCGGATGCTGGTAACATCAAAACCCGCGAGACCATCTAAACATCGGGGCAGCTTTCCTGCTGCCCCGCTCCTATAAAAGTGTACCATTCCGTCCGGTCATAATGATACGTTAGATGACATGCTGGCTATTATCGCGTTCGTCGCAAACGTGCTTTTCTTCATTTGGTTTGGCTCCACATTGAACTCAATTAACCGGCATCTTGGCAAGATCGCGGACCACACCGAGCGGCACACAAAATTGCTGGCTGCTATCGCAAACGCGCCTGATGGCATCTGATAGTCTCAGATGAAACCACTACCGTCCCCGGCAGTGCCTGGCAACACCCAATGGGAGCGTTTCGACAATGCGGTCGGGATGCTCCTGAGCGCGCCGCAAGGCGCATTCGTTAAGCAGGAAAAGGAGCTGGAGCGCAGGCGGGAAAGGACGCGAGCCGCAAGCCAGACAGACTGACGGCGCGGCCCGACCTGTCACTTTTCTACCAGCATAGCTGGGTTCGCGTGGTTAGCCAACGCGACACCGCTATAGCATTACAGGATGCCACTGGGCGCGGAACTTTATTGATGCTTGTTTTGCCCTTGTCGCCCTGGAGATTGACGGAGAGAAGTTTCAATTCAACGAATCGGCGGACGTATTCACATAGCCACCGTGGCGGCGAAAGACGGCTACCAGTGAGTCTCTGGATACGAACCCGCGGTGCAATGCGGACTGCCTACGTTCTGAGCGTTTTCGACATCTGCGAGCGGGCTTAAGCGTGCCATCGGGCAGTGGATTATCGGTCGTGATGCTTCGGATTGACAAAAGCGGCGCCGCTCTAAAACCATGACGTAGTTCCTACGTCATACTCACCGAGAAAATGCTGTCGCCGGCCGAAGGCAATCGGGCTGGACCAACACCCGGCTGTAGGGTTATCCGGCGAGTCCCCCTGGTGGCAGCTTTCGCGTGGGTTTACCACAGCGGACGCACTTCGAGTTCCGGCAACCCAGAAGACAGGCGCAGGTTGCTACCGTGTGCGTTCGGGCGCCACGTGCCATGGCGGCTGTGAAAGTGATTGAATCAGAGTCCTCGACGGAGACGTGCCGCACCGCCGCCGTGGGCGAGCCGAACTAGCGACGCACGCATTCTCATCGACGCCCCACTACAACTGGGCCGATGGCAAATGCGGATGTAGGAACTACGTCCGTGACCGGCTGCGCCGCAGAAAGAAGGCAAAGGCCGACATCCGTCCATCCAAACTTCGACACCCTTCAGCCCTTTTGCCAGGACGCCATTTGCCTGGACAGCCTCATTCTGCCCCAAACAAAGCCCGCACCCTTATGCATTGATGGCAAAGCACTTACCATCCTGTGCGGGGTTTTGCGGGGTTTATTCCCATTCCACTACAAATAACTGGCCGCCTGCGGTACACTCTCGGAGAGGATTAGGAATAACCCCGCAAAACCCCGCAAACCCCGCACCCGGCGTCAAATGAGCACTCGCCACAGAGCAACATGGTTGCGGTCCTCGCCGGCCCTTTCCAGGCGCAGGCCCTTTTGCCCGTACCGTCGGTCAACCTTGCGCAGCAATGCACGCCCTAGGCTCTTGTTGCTCATGTCCTTGCGGTCCAGTTCGTCAGGCAAGGCAGCATACAGCTCGCCTGTTTTCATCTCGATGGCCTCCGACAATTGACGCGCTGTAAATTGCTTATTCTCGAAGTATGCTCGAACGGCGCAGAGAAACGCCTCCCATTGTTGCTCGGACGGATCATTCTGATACAGGTTCTCCAGGTTGCCAAGAAAGCCATCAACGCCGGCAAACTCCAGTATCCCGCCGATGATACGTGACCACTCCTCGAATGAACCCAATGAAGGAGTATGTGCCGCTGGCTGCCCGGCTTGAAACCATGCGCTCGCCATCGTCAGCAGCGCACCTAACAACTTGCCTCGATTCTGACTGATGAACTGTTTTAGCTTAGCGTGGCGGAATTTCCGGTTCTGCCACGGACGCGAGCTTCGGGCATCCATACGCACCCAATAAGATCGCCGTGGCAGATCGCCGCCCACCGACAGGTTGTTGCCGGTCGCTACGAATACCACCCGCTGCGGCATGGTGATAATAGCGGTGCTCCCGAGTATCCGGCCACGCCAGGTCTCGCTAGTTATGACGGCCGCCAGCGATGCGGATCTCAACGGTTCCTCGAGGTTGTCAAAAATGACCAGTTGGTTATCGGCGTAGACGTGAGACGTAAGAGTTTTGCGCCACTCGCTCTCATCATTCCGTTGTGGCGCCGCCGATATGGCCGCGGCAGAACCGGTAGCAATCAACGCAAGGACCTCGGCCAGCAGTCCCTTGCCTGTGCCTGCCTGGGGCGCGTCCAGCAGGGCTAAGGGTACACAGCCGACAATGAGCGGGCGGACGATGGGGGTTAGCAACAGTGCGAATGCGTTCGCGCGGCTGAAATCATCCTTCCAGGGAAACTCGCCGATTGCGTCTTGGATCACGTCCGCTGCGTCTATGGCGGCGTCTGTTGCGTCAAAAGCACCTTGAATGCCGAGGTTGGCAGGTATCGGAGGAATCACTAGGTCAAGCGACGGCCAGTACAACATGCAGGTATCCGGGTCGTACCCGGATTCATAGATGACCGACCCGTCCGGCCGCAACAACGGCGTCTCACTGACCGCGAGCAGACGGGGTAACCTCAACTCGCCGGTTGGGCGTGAGAGAAGATCCTTCACCACCTCAGAGGGCGGACCTACCTTGACGCTTGACTCGTCGGTCACATGGAAGAAATCTGCCGCACGAGTCAGGCATCCTGCGAGGTAGTCCCGAGTTGCCGGCACGATTCTCCTACGATCATGTTCGTCAAGCCCAGCATGGACCAGTCGGTTAGCGCGGATGAACAGGTGCGGCGGATCGTTGGATCTGCGCAACGCTGACAGACAGTCGGCCGACGTGTCGCGCAACTGGCGGTTGTTGGTCTGAATGCTGGGCTTGAGATCGGTCGCGGTTGGGCAAACCAGCTGCGGCGTTGCCGACGGACCCTTTCGCTTAGCGGCTTGAGTCCGGTCTTGCGATGGTTCATAATTGTTCATGAGAGGCACATCCTTCTTCCGCCTCACGGCGGTAGTAACTACGGCGCGCTCGGTGTGATGGCCGGGCGCGCCGTTCTTCTTTTGGAGCGGCCCGCGCCGCGCGCACAGCGATTACAGTTGACGACTTGCTGTCGAGTGCGACGGCGAAGTGTCACCGCCCACAGCGTTACTCTCAATCCACGCCAACACTTCGGCAAGGTTGTATCTCACCGCGCCGCCAATCTTGTAAAACCGCGGCCCACGTCCGAACAGGCGATGTTTTTGCCACGTCCGCTTCTTGACGCCGGTGATTTCCTCCAGGTCCGCTTCGGTGACGAAGCGCGGCGGTGGCGTAGTGTGTGCTAAAGAGCTGAGTGTTTTCTGCATTCTTGCTATAGGATGGCATACCAGAGTAAAATATGTAAGAGACAGAAAGGGGACAGTTATTCATGCCCGGAGATGCCGTGCTTCAAAGTGGTGATGGCAAGCAACACACAGTCTCACGTGCGGCGCTCAACAGAGCATTGGCTCAAGTGCAATCCGCATTAGATGATTATTTCGGGTCGTGTGATCCACGCAGCACGCGCGACATCGTAGGCTGCGCCAGAGAACGGGAGCGGATACTGGCTGACAAGGTGATGGAAACGCACCGGCGATGGATAGGGCAGCAAGCCAGCAAGGTCATCGAAGCGTGTTCGGGGATGATTACTGAGAGCGATGATAAGCCCCGCAGGTTTCAACCGCGCCCTCGTGACCTGGAGTATGCAATCAGTTTGTTGCTGGAAGCCCGACCGAAGAAGCACCGCCGCGGACGCCCAGGTTCCCCAAAAGTGAATGGCCCGCGATTGAAGGAGTTGCGGAGAGAAGCGGGGATGACTCAGGCCGGTCTGATCGAGGCGGTTGATGAGCGTCTTGGGCTCTCGACGGAACCGCATCGGCGAACTTTGCAGCGATACGAGCAGTCGGAACCGGGCGATCCGAAGAGGTTGGCGGTGATCGCCGCGCTACTGACAGAGCGCCTTTTCCGCAAGGTCCACATCCAAGGTATTTGTTTGCCGCGTCGCAAAGAGGATGACAACACAGGGACTCGATTGCAGCGGCAGGTCGAGCGATTATCGGGGCTTGACAGGAATGATTGGATCCGGGGTCCGAGGGATTTGGTGAGTTA